TTTGGAAGATTGATTGTCGAACTAATGCTGTGATCGATACTTTGCTGAATTACTGCTTGGACTGCAACTCTTTGCTCCCAGTCGATGCTGTCGGCTTCAACAAAGAATGCCGGGATTGGTCCCGGATCTTTGAAGGGGTGCTGGTTGAACCACTCCTGTACATTATGATGCTTTACTTCGTATTCAAGCCACCGGTCGCCTAGGTCATCGATGTGGTCGGGCGTTATATCCTGTTCGTCGTGCGACAGTTTGCGGCGCCGAACATAGGTATTGCGGAATACTGGTTCTAAGCCTGATGATGTCTGGGACATGATGGAAACTGACCCTGTGGGGGCATTTGTAAGAATTGAGATGTTGCGGCGTCCGTGTTCGGCAATCATCTTTTTTAGCCTTTCGGGGAGGCGCTGGATAAACTCGTTGTTTTCCTCGACGCTCCAGTCGAAAGCAGGAAATGCGCCTCGTTCTTGGGCAAGGTATGCGCTTTCTTCATAGGCGGCGTTGCGTAGGGTCTCATAGATTTTCTCAATGATTACCAGCGCTTCGGGGCTATCATAGGCTAAATTTAGACAGGCGATTGCATCAGCCAAGCCGTGAGTGCCCAGACCAGTTCTGCGGCCTGCGTGGGCGGCGTTATATAGCTTTGTCCACAGCTCGCGTTCGTCTGGTGTATCGGCATGCTGGCGGATTTTCTCAAGCTTTTCTAGTTCTAGTTCTATGAGGTCGTCAGAGAGACGCATACCAATAGCGGCAACTTGCTTAAGCTTAGAAAAGTCAAAGTCTGCATTTTTTTGGAAAGAATTTTTGACGAGGTTTTTTAAATTGAGAGAAATTAGCCTACAGCTATCGTAGGCTGATAATGGTATTTCTCCGCAAGGGTTGGTGGTCTTGGTCTTGAACGCAGCATACTCATGCGCCGGCAGGTTCTTTGTGATATTGTCCCACATCAACAGTCCTGGCTCTGCAGTGGTGGTGGCTGACTCAATGATATCCTTCCATAGAGATGCAGCGTCTACCTGTGCGCTGAACTCAGGATGTTCTCCTTCAACTGGAAATTGCAAATTGAACACTTCGCTGTTCTCGACGGCTTTCATAAACTCGTCGGTTATTTTTACTGACACATTGGCGCCAGTAACCTTGGAGAGGTCTCGTTTCATCTTGATGAACTCTTCGATGTCAGGGTGCCGGATGTCCATAGAGATCATCAGAGCCCCACGGCGGCCGTTCTGTCCGATCATCCTACATACATATGAATAGAAGTCAGCAAAACTCCAAGCCCCAGTAGTAGTCCGAGCAGAGTTGTTAACGGGAGCACCCTCGGGGCGCAGATCAGAAATATCAAGCCCAACACCACAACGACGCTTAAACAGGTTTGCAAGGTCTTTGCCAGTGTCCATAATGGACGAAACATTGTCCTGAGGATTGTCGACAACGACACAGTTCGAGAGGGATACTTTAACATAATCATTTCCTACTCCCATCATCGGAGAGCCTTGGGGTACAATATACTTGAAGTCTTTAAGATAAGAATATATTTCTTTCTCCGTAAGATGATTTGATTTACGAGTAATAAATTTATCTTCCATTCTCGCAAACTCTTTGGCGAGGCGCTTGTGCATATCATCGGGAGTCTTTTCCATAAAGCTCCCCTTCTTGTCTCGCAGACAATACTTCGTCATAAAGACGTTTGTTGCCAGCTCATCGCCACCGAAATATTCAAGAGTTGCTTCCTTGACTTGTTCCTGATTGTGCATCCTCACCCTCCGTTGTTCTTTTTAAACTTCTTATACTTCTCAACCAAATTCTCTTTTTGCTTTTTGGCGCTTACCTCTACTATCTCATCTTCTTCGGAAGGCTCAAGTACCTTGATGCATACATTTGCCGTGTCCATAAAAAGAGGGAATACGAGCCCATCAGGTCCGTTACGATTCTTCGCGACGAAAAGTCTGCCCGAGTTGGCTACCTTGTCGTCAATCGTTCGGGAGATAGTAAAGATAAAATCAGCGATGAAGCATTTGTTGAATGCCTCAGAGATTGATTCCATCGTAATGACTTCTGCGTTAAGTCCAGACCGGTTAGTCTGTGATGCTGTCCACACTGGTGCCTCGTACTCTGCCGCGATACCTCGCAGCTCTTCATAAATAGATTCGAGTTCGTTCCTTTTCTCTTTTAGATAGCGAACGGGACGAAGTAAATCTCCATAGTCTACGATGATCATGTCGACATCTATACTGCGCATACGCAACTTTTCTAAATGATTCCGAATAGTTTGAGTGCTCGCGGTCTTGGTAGGATACTCCTTCACAATAAGTCGACCAGAAATATTCTGAACCTCTTCGTAAATTTGTTCTTTAAAAGAGGTAAGGTTTTGAAGAGGGATCTTTGTAAGACACGAATCATAACGAGAGGCAACGACCGTATCCTGTAGTTCCAGGGTGTAGTGTACTACTGTTTTACCTTCGAGCAGCGCCTGGACACCTAGGTGTACCAAAGCCATAGACTTGCCAGCGCCAGTGGGGGCGATGACAACGCCCAATTCCTTCTGTCCCAGCCCTCCCTTGCATATATCATCAATCAATTCCCACCCAGTGGTGACCGGGTTGCGGAAGCGTGGCTTGAACCTCTCTTCAAAGTCCTTCTTGTAGTCATAGCCCTCATCATTGTTCATTCCTAATTTGAGGGAGTCATTAATCACTTGGGATATTTCATCAAAAGATGAATTCTGGAGGAGCCCTATGGACTTTACCATCGCAGACTTGAGGTTTTGCTTTTTGCAAAAGTCGAGTGCCGTATCCTTAATATATTCCACATCGGTGAGGGCGTTGACTTGGCTCCTAACATAGTACTCTCGCACCTGCTTGGAAGTCAGTTCGTTCTCATTATCCAACTCAGACCGAAGAATGGTCTTCATGATATCTCGGGAGGGGTGCACCTCGTACTTCTTGCGATAATCAAATACCTTATTCAAGAAGCACTTAAGATAATTCAACTCCAAAAAGTTTACATCTAGTACTTCCTCGATCTGATCCGCAAAAGCCCGGTCATCAAGTATGACCATGCAAAGCTTTTCTTGAAATGACTTCCCATATTTTGAGAAGTTCATCGGCTCACCGTTTATTTTCATTGCTGTCTCCATTGCCTTATGATACTACTTCTGGAGGGCTTTGTCAAGGCAAATACGGTTCATTGTTGCATGAAGATCGTCCCAGTTGAATACTCCAAAACCATCCTGGTTCATCATGCGGATAATCTCCGTCTTATTGTAGTCGTATTCAAAATTGTTGAGAGCATAGTGTACCTTATCTCGGCACTGCAAAGAGAGCGCGGGATTATATAATTGCATGAGTTTATAGTTCTCTATAATTACATCTCTATACTCTAAAACGTTCGTGAAAAACTTAGCTTTAGACTCAGTTTGGAGGCAGCAATCGAAAATCTCCTGTAATGTTACATCTTTATCTTCTCTAAGAAAATTTAAGTTTTTTGCGATACTTTTGAGACCGGCGCGAGGTACGCCGGCTAGGTTGTCGGATGGATCCCCAGCAATCGCACGAGCCATGGCAAAGTTCCTTGGATGGATATCAAAATCCTCCACAATGTTAACTTGAGTGTGAACCTTCTTCTGAATGGGGCGGAAAAGAACCGTCTCCTCGTCACACAATTGAAGGAAATCCTTATCACTGGAGACTATTACCTTCTCCCAGCCATCGAACTGCTCCATACCTGTGGCATAAGCAATCACATCGTCAGCCTCCACTTCGTCAAAGCGAAGTTGGATGACAGGAAGTTCATTTAGATATTCAATCAATCGAAGCTGCTGCCATACCATATTAGATCGCTGCTGCTCGTCAGTCATATCGGTTTGCCGATTGACGCGGATTGGCTTTCTTCCGGCCTTATAATTCTTATTTTGTTCTCGCCTCTTGCGGCTTCCTCCAGGACCATCCCAGATGATCATCACGGTGTCGGGCTTGATGTCCCGACAGAGCTTCTGTAAGATGCCTAGGAAGCCCTTCAGTCCCCCGATGGGTTGCCCGTGAGTAGACAGGCTTGGGTTGACGATAAACGCCCTGAAATAGGCGTTGAGAGCGTCAACGATCATTACTCTTTTCATGTGTATCCCCTAATGTATGAAACTCCTATGAGTATACCTCACAGGAGCCTCGGTGTCAAGGGTTTATTTAGGAGATCCTTATTTGTACAAGCCACTCATATTATGAAAATGCTGTACAAGATCGTTCTTCTCTAATCCCGATTGCGCAGAAGGCATTTCCTCTAATTGACGCATAGCCTCCGCTCCCTGTTCGGCTGTCAGGCTTGTATCAAATTCACCTGAGGGACTTTGTACCATCTGCTGGGCATTTGTTCGAATAAAATCTTCTGCCTGCTGGGTATACGCGTCGCCTTCTTGACCGCGGAAGGCTGCATTAACAATCCTAAGAAAAAAGTCATCTATGGATTCCATATCTTGAGCGGAAAGGCTTTCGACAGTTTGAGTAGCAACCTCGGGCGGGACATCGACATCTGCTGCTTGTGCGGGACCGGCTAAGGAACTTAACCCCAGCGCTCCTGCCAACGCTATGTCTTTCCAGCCCTCTTCTTGGACTTCCGATTCGTTCAGATACCTCTTCCAGTTTTCCATTATAAGTTTCATCACTTATAAATAGTTCTATTCTTTATCTACGTCGTAAGTAAATATCGGCGCCAATTCTCCGTCATCAGCTGGTACTCCGGAAAGCTGGAGTGCTTGTTAAGGGACTCAGCTACTTGGGGGAGTTCGGTGGCGGCCTCCATGCCGAGCGGGTCGGTTATATCAAATTCGCCCACTTCAACATTCAGCAGCTCTTCCCTTTCTTGGGGATTCATTATCAATTGAAAGACGCCGACGGCACCAAAGAGCAAAGAAATAAGCTTGCGCATGACTTTAACGACGGTAGGTATCCAGGTTTCTCTGGCTTCCTCTAAGAGGGAGATCACCTTTTCAAGTATGTCGGGAGTATCAGTTGCCCACTTAAAAAGGGCAACAGCGGGGTGCTTGCTGATGACTTTGGCGCCCATGGCATTGATCTTTTCAGTGAAGCCTTCTGGGTTCTCAAGCATTTCATGAGCCTTAGTGGCGCTAGCAATAATGCTATCTACCATCTTTGTGAGAAAAGCCTGTAAAGCATCAGCGTCGGTAAGAAGTTCGCCCGTTTTGCCGAGAGACTTTATCCCAGCGCTAGCCAGAGTGTACGACTTTTCAGCTGCTCCAAAGATGGCACTACTCATGGTGGCTTCGAAAGCTGGTCCTCCGAGACCGAAGTCGTCGGGAAGAAGTGTACTCACCCATTTAGAAACGGCGCGTATAATTCTTTCTATTATTTTTTCTGTTGCTTCTTGTACTTCTTTAATAAAATCTTTAATATCCTCTCCAACTGAACCGGAGGAAATAGCTTTTTTGAGGGTGTGTTTAACCCGAGCATAGAAAAGCACAGGATTGGCGCCATAATTAAGGGTCGCAACCGAGGCGGCGACGGCTGCAAGGGTTGATAACTCATCAAGTAAGCCTTGTACTTCTACCAACACATCTTTTGCAGTGTCCATCGCAAAAAAAGAGTCTGTAACAACATCTCCGCCCGCGCCGGCTGTGCCCACGACGGCGCCTGTAGAGGCGATAACCTGTAACGCGTCTTTCAACAGGTCTCTCATGTTCATCGCTTCGTCTAGTGGCTGATCGGGCGACGCATAGGCGCGGAAGTTCTCTGTAATTAATTGGTGCTGTGGGAAACTAGAATAAGTTGTCATTGTGTAAACCCTATATTAGGGATATACTAAATAGTTCTATTCTTTATCTACGTCGTAGAAATCCTCAGCGCTTCCCTCGCGCGTGTCAAACTTACGAATGATCTCTTCGTCCATGATCTCGAAGACTCGACTCTTGAACTTCTCATCTTCCAATTTGGAAACCCAATGCGCAGTCTGGAACTTCTCTTCCTTGCCGTCCTTGTGTACCAGCGAGAACCAAGCACCCGCTTGCTTAAGATTGTCGGAGCCCTTGATTGCTTCCAACCAACTCTCAGCATCTTGGATGCCCACCTCTTCCGTGCCCCATAGAATCTTGAACGCGCAGTTGCGTCCCTGTGTGCCGAAGCGAGACTTCTCAAGCTTGACCTTCACCTCGGAGCCGATGCGGAAACCACTCTCATCCTCGATGAAAGCAGACTTCGCCTTACGCCCCGTCAACCAGATGCGCAGAGAGTATACATAATGCATAGCCTTTCCGCCTGGGGTAATGTAGGGTGTCGTCATTGCGACGATGCGGGCGTTGGGTCCCTGTGGAATATTAGTCTTCAACTGGTTAAGAACCAGGAAGGCAGACTTTGTATTCGCAATCGGGATTGTCAGCTTGGACATTCCCTTTGATAGTATGCGCGCCTTCATTGCCATCGTAGACTGAGGATTGAAGTCCCCCTCTACATCGGAGACGGTAGGAGTCAGAGCCAACGAATCCCAGATAAACAGGGTTCGTTCGGTGCCCGAATTAAGGACACTTTCAACTGTTTCCAGAACGTGTTCCACCGATTGGGCCTGGACATAGATCAGATCATCTAGATTACATCCGGTACGTTCTAGGAATCCTGGGTCAATCGCTGACTCTGAATCCATATATACCACCGTCATGCCCATCTTCTGGGCATTGGCTGCACACTGCGCGGCCATGAAAGACTTGCCGGTTGATTCAAGACCGGCAATCTCCGTGAACTTGCCAACTGGGATGCCACCAAGCTGACCGCGACAGACAATAGAATCCAGCCACCGAGAACCGGTGGGGATCCACTCTTTTACTTCTGTAGGATTTGCTTCCTTCAGATTGTGGGCGACATTCACGCCCGAAGTTTTGTTGATTAGGGTTCGCAGACCATCAATTGAAATCTTGCCTGCTTTGGACTTACTCTTTGCCATGAAATTCTTCTCCATATCTCATATAAACTTCAGCCATGAAGTCTTTGTGAAGTCGCGATACTTCTTCGCTAACTTCGCGCAGTTGACGCCGGAGATTCAATACATAAAATATTAAAATTATCAGAGCCAGCGTCATCCACATTTTCTTTACTACTCTCCGCCATTCAGGTGGTTTTCCACCTTCGTAAGACGCTGGCGCATTACTAAAGTATACGCAAATGTCCAACCAAGGAGACCTGCGAGGAACGCCTGGTATAACACTTCAAAAGTAAGCGCGCCCATTATTCTACCGCCGAGTCGTCGTCGTCGGTAACAGCACTATCATCGTCATCCGATGCGCTGTCGTCGTCGTCTCCATCAGGGCAACCTGTGGAAGTAGTAATAAAAAAGCCCATCAAGAGGGCGAAAATGGCGATGAGCGCCATTCGGTTAATTCGAGCAATCATTTAATTTCCTTTCAAAATTCTTGTTCTGTTATGATCAGCGATCCTTCGTTGATCAATCGTTCATAGTGACTATGATACCCTAAAAGTCCCACCGTGTCAACTACTATTTTACGCATTGTTTCAGATTTACCGGTAACGATACGAAGAGGCAGCTCATTGTTGTACACAAAACTGTGAACTTGCTGAACGACCCCTTCGTGTCGTATACCGTGTAAATCTAAAGTTTTCACTTAGTTAAGCGTGAGAGTGCCGTTCTTGGTTTCAACAGAAACGTTGAAGCCCGAGACAAAATTGTCCGGGTTAAAGAACTGGAACCGACCAGCTGTCGCAGCATCAGCCGCAAACAGATCGCCCGCACGAACCCTCACCGACGTTGAGATATTGCAACGGCCACGCTTGTAATCATACTGCTCGGTGGAATACTCAATTGAATACTCCCCATCGTAGATGGTTTCCTGCAGCTTCTCGGTGATATACTCCTCAAAGTACTCTTCACCTCGCTCGTAGTCTTCAAGCACATCCTGTGCCCGCATCTCGTTGAGGATGTCGCCACCCTCGGTCACTCCGCCGTAACTGCTGTAAACCGGAACACCGGAAACCAGCAGTCCTGCGAGCATTGCGGCGGTCTCAGTCTCTGCAACACTCTCCTCAACATGGCTCTCATTGATGTGCCATACTTCGCAGCCCTCACTATAATTCAACGTCACAGTGCCGTCGTCCTCGACGCCCAGCTCTCGCAACTTCTTAATAAAATCACCCATTTTTAAATTCCCTTTCTTTGATGTGATAAATTGAGACCCCTGTATCCCCGGGCCTCCCTGCGGCTGTCAGAGTTTAACCCGAGTTCTTAGTCTCTTGGACTTCAACACGAAGTTCCTGTGCTAACGTCTTCACTTCCTGCATTGCCTTACGAACACGAGTTCCTGCGGCATTGTTTCCGGTGCCAAAAAACTTGGTGTGATCGTCCCGAGTTTCCTCGAGAATGGTAATCAGTTGTTCTAAACGATTTGTATCAGTAGTTGTCATAACTCTTCCTTTCTTTTGTGAGGCACCTGATAACCCTGTGCCTCCCTGTGGGGGGGATGTTTAAAGCGTCCCAAGCTCCGCGAAAGCCTGATCCACTGCGCTGGCTTCGCCATTAGTAGTCTTGCCATACTTCGTGGTCTCGCTACTAACAGTCTCAGGATCATCGACCTGAGAATTCATAAATGTATCGAGAATAGTCTGTACATCCGCACTAGTCTTTCGTTCAAACAACCCAGAGAACTCCGGAATGCTATCGAGAAGCTCGGCACACTTGTCCGCGGTCATTTCCTCGCAGAGCGGGGACGATCGGCGACGAGGCACAAGCTTTGTCTGTGGGAAGGAAGCGCCCGGAGGCTTTCCATAAGTCATCTGAAGATCCGTGCCGGTCTCAGTGTCGGTGATATCACCATACTCCGGATTCAACACGAGAGTCAGAAGATTCTCATAGGCAGTCTTACCATAGCCCCAGATGCGCACACCCTTCTCTTCCTCACCGCGAACCATCACGGGGCTGAAGAAACGCTGTCGCACAAAGAGGGACTTTGCAGTCTTCTTGCTGTGCTCGTCATTGTTATCGACTCCCTCGCGCCATAGCTGTGAGGCGAACTCACATACAGGACATTCGTCGCCGTAGTTGCGCTTGGGACACAGAAAGCCACCCTTCTCGATGTTGTAGTGAAACCACATCTCCTTGAAAGGATCGCCGTCTGCTGTCGGAACGATTCTAATAGTCTGGTCGCCATCCTCTGGTCGCCAGAAAGTGTCATTTGAGGAGTTTCCGTCTCCACGTAGTGACGAGAGCTTTTCTCTCATCTTATCTAAATTGATACCCATTTTTTTATCTCCTTATAGTTGGGTTAAAGTACGATCAGCCAATATCCTGATCGTCTAGTAGTTCTTTGTATGATTGTACCATAGATGAATACTGAATGCAATAACAATATCGTTGTTCATAGGTGGTTTTATACACTCCATAAGACACGTTCATTTTTTCATCCAGCTTAGACGAAATATAATTTGTAATTTTCTTAAACAATGTCCCGTCGTCCTTTAGTTCTGCCTCATTGATACCATAATAGTATACCACATCTCGGATGTTTGTCAAGTCATAAAACCAACTTTCTGCATCCTCATCTATCTCTAGAAGTCCGATGGTGGCAATCCGACTCAGTTCAGAGGGTGTGATAAAATTGCCAATAACGGGCTCTGAGTTCCTGAACACGTTAATCATGTGAATCATGTTGACGATGGCCTGATTGAGAACCTCATAATAGCCCATGATGGGCACTTCCCCGATGCCTCGTTCGACGAGACGGTTATCCACTAGCCATATCGCGTCGATGACCCCCGACCTTGCGTATTCCTGCAAAACATTACTAACAATTTTATCTTGCTTTTTCTGCATTTCGCTGAGTAGGCGCAGGTCAGATTGTATATACAGTATGGTGATCTTGTTGTTCTGAAGTTGCTCTAGGAGACGTAAGATGGCGCCCGAGATCTTTCCGGCACCGCTCACAATTATCATGATCTCTTCGTTGGAGAATTTTAGCTTTCGCTTCACGTTAGGAAACTTAGCGTCGTACTCTTCGTGACTATCGCGCTTTTTGATAGTAATATCAGCGCCCTTATCCGCGTCGATCTTCACTGTTTCATACTGAGGGAACTTTGAAAATGCTTGTGCCAAACTGCAGCCGGCTTTGCCTAAACCTATTATTCTCATTCGTCCGCGACCCACTCCAAGACGTATCCCATTTCAAATCCGCCCCGCAGAAGCCGCTTCGACGTAGCTTGTGCCAGAATTTCGCTCTCTTTGATACCCATGCGATGGCAAATAAAATGAAAGATCTCCATAATGTCTGCCGCCTCTTCGGCGCTCGGGTCCTCAACGAACTCCTGGACTTCCTCTTGGAGCTTCTTCATAGCGTAGTCCTGGAGGCGATCGCCCTTTACTTGGCACACCGAGAATTCCTTCCCGGCTTCCTCGATAATTTCGGGAATACGATCCCTGACTAGCTTCTGGTAAATCTTGTTCATAACTTAAGTTCCTTCATTTCTCCGAGGTTCTTTCCAGCGGAGACGTTAACCTTGAACATATCATAACGCGTTTTCTTGAACGTGTCAAGCAAATTTAATATTTCGTAGCGATCCTCTTCGGCGAGGTCGATATACACAGCGTCGTGAATAAGAAATGCGATGTGGCTCTTTCTCCCCTTCAAAAGCTCGTAGACTTTATAAGCCTGTTCGTGCACCATATCGATTGTGGTGCTTTGAACGATGTAATTGAGCGCATGATGCTCGTCTACATTCTCTATTATTCTACCATAATCTGTCTCGATTTTTAAGCCATCCCAGTACTTATCCCGGACTATTTTCTTGTTGTAGAGGCTCTCTAAGTCCTTGTTTTCCTTATTAGAATACAACCACGCGAAGGTTTTCACTTTGGCTTCTTCGCGGCTGAGTTCACCATCGAAAACGTTCTTGACATTCCAATTATGGATGTCGTTCTTGGGCTGTTCAACGCCGGCGAGAGCCAGAAGCACCCTCAACTCTGCTGCATTAAAGTCAAGCTCCACGAGCCAGTCGTTCTTTGGTTTAATGCACGCGCGGAACTCTTTGTTCATCGTGAGAATGGGTAAACTGTTTGGGTTTGTTGATAGGCGCCCTGTGATCGTGCCCCATGGGTTATAGTCGCACACGTGATTGACGGTTTGCAGGGTGCGGTGAAAGTTCATGCCGCGGACACTGCTCAAAAGATGCTTGATTGGGTTGATGTCGACACTCACAGTCTGCGAACGGATGCTAGAGAGCATTTCCACAAGGTTGTACATGCAGTCATAGTTCTCTGGTTTCGGGTGGGTCTCCAAAACGTGCTTAGTGATCTTATTTTTGGCCTCAAGATATTGATACAGGAAGAATTCTGGAACCACATCATAAAAGCAGTTTTCATCCAAAGAAAGTTGTGATGTTTTAAAAGCCTTGAGACACGCTCTAAGCTGTTTCTTGATTTCCTCCCAGCTATCACGCAAATCCTCGGGGCAAACCTCTGTCAGGGTGGCTCCGTCGCTGTAAATGCGTGCTAGTTCATAATGATCGCCTGGAAGGTGAGTAGAGTACTCCCAGGTGGCTCCAGAACGGGGCATCTGTTTGGTGGGGTTGATAGAATTGTTGGCAAAATATCCAATACAATCTCTTTTTTGATCAAGCACCTGAAATAGCAGAGAGTCTTCCTTCACTGTGTTATAATAGCAGGAGGCTCAGCGCGTGTCAAGTACTTTTTCTGTCTAAACGTTCTCGCGTTTGCATAACCACGGCACCGGGGCCATAAATGTACTGGCGGTATACTAAGTTTACATAGTGGGCGACCGTACCCAGGCTTAGGCTGGTGGGGGCGCCGGCAATAAGGGAAAATAGGTCATATGATTCTTGTTTGAGGGACCTAAGATGATGGGGAGACAAGGGGCTTTGAACCTCTACTTGTCGTAGATCAATATATAAATCGATGAGGAGCTTAATTGGCAATAACGAGGCACTAGGGTGTCCCTCCATATATTCCGACTCCTTCATCTCAAGAGGGACGCGAGGTTTTGCTGCAATGGAGCATTTAGAATCTACGGTGCCCACTTCGTCATCATAATAAGGCGCCTTGGCTACCAGCTGATGGTACGAGTTAAGTAGAATTCGAACTAGATCAGCAAAATCCGTGGTGTATGTTTTGGTATAAAAAATATCAAAAAAGTTATTTTTATTAACTGTGGTACCGGTTCCAGGTACAGCATATCCGCTAGTGCCAGTTGCTAAAAAAGCCTCCGTAAATAAATCTGCAGTTAAAATCCATGGAGCATTTTTGTTAACCACAAAACCATACTTCTTTGCACAGCGTCGGAAAAACTCAAAGTTGGGGTCAGAGAGAAACTTCTTATATTTGACAGCATCGTTTGACGCATCTAAATTGCTTATTGAAATGCTGAGTCCACTCCCCATTAGGCTAGCCTGAGAAGAAAGTATATAATTTGTTTTGGTGATGGGAGTTGCTTGTGCTACATTTAAGAGGTAGGGGCGATAAAACTTTAGGAAGGAGGGGAAGTCTCGAATGGCAAACTTCTGGGTGCCGCTTAAATTTCTAAGAAAGGCATTAAATAAGTTTTGTGTGAACTGACTATAGCTTGCATTGGGTGATTCGTATGCCCTGACTGCTTCCAGATTCATCATCGCCGGATTACCCTGAGGTACAACTGCTCGCACCCATGTAGCCTTCTGCATATGCCGCACGAATTTTTCAAACGCGGTCACAGCCACGTTTAGAGCCATCACATTAGCCGGACCGCTGGAAGGGATAGCCTTCATATTTATTAGACGCGGCACAACAGTATTTTGATTTTGATCAATGCGACCATACAAAAATTTATCATGCCAAACGTCTAAGCCGATCGGGCGCGCTTGCGGATACACTCCTTCTTTATAAAGGCTGCGTTGGTAAAACCCACCAAGTGCACCTAAGTCATTTTTCCCCTTAGGGCTAACGAGATCGCCAATGGGATAATTAAATGTGTTTGCCATATCTTATATAGTTCCTCGTTTACTAAGCTTTTCTATTGGTTCTGGTTGATGCCGGCACGTTAGTCTCTCGGAGGGATGCCGCCGAGGTACACATCGGTGGCTTGTGCACTCGTGGTGGTACCGGTCGGCTCGCCGATGCTATCGATCAGCGCGTTGATCTCGGGGTCATCCAAAAGTTCGTCGATCTCTTCGCCCAGCGCGGCGGCGTACTGCGCGTCGGCATGCTGTTGCGCTCGATCCGTGGGCGCACGTTCAATGTCGGGGGGTACGTCTAGAGCAACACCAACCACCGGTGCGGTGCCGCTTTCGAAGTCGAGTCCTTCTTGTAGGGCTGTAAGACTTACGTTGTAGCCAGAGGGGGAAATAGTATGGCTGACGCCAGTGATAAGAAAGTAGCCTGCTAATCCCAAAAGACGGACAAGGCTCACGTCGGTGCCAGCCATCGTGGGTCTAATAAAGGTATATTGGCCATTCTTGAATAGGCTATTGCCTACTAAATCCAGACGCACAGAATATAACTCGCGCAGCTGCTGGGCGCCCAGGTTACCAAACTTCTGTATCTTAGCCTCGCGGAGATAAGTCTGCTCCTGACGCGAGAAGCTGGCTTTCTTAACTAAGCCAACCGGCGAGCCAATGTAGTGATGATAAATCCCACTTTCCAAATCATGTTTCTGATCGCCTTTACGGTCGCGGGGCGACGCGTCAGTAGAATACAGAATCAATCCAGAGGTGATGTTATATTTGTTGAAGAATTTCTCATCTCCCGCTTTGCGCTTCTTGACGGCTGTGGCGAGTTTTGGGATATCATTTTCAGGTGTTGAGGATCTTACCAATTCGGTTAGCCTGTCAACACTAACAACATTACCGGTACCTTTGGCGCCAACATGCGGCAGTCCTGAGTCTTTGTCTTTGTTGTTGAAGTGAACTATAGCTGTATCGAACCGAATATCATCTACCACGTTCTCCTGGATGCATCCCTTTTTGAGAGCTTCCCCAATAAGGCTGGCACAGATGTCCTTCAGGAAGTGTAATAGATAATAGCTATTTCTTTGATTCTTAATGACATGGTTCTTAAACCATATATTAAATTGATCAATAGAGATTGGAATATCCCCGATATTAATACGCTTTTTGACGCTTCCATTAAAGAGAAGTCCCTTCTTGCGTAGCTGTTCTAGTACCTCGTTGTCATTGATTGTGTTGGCGCATACAATTTCATCTGAATTTTCAAACTGATAGAGCAACAAAGGATTGGTAATGTCTATATCAGCCAAAAACATCCTAAAATTGGATTTAAGAATAGCACTAGGCTCATTATTAGTACCCAAAATTACATTTGTCTCAAGAATCATATCAACCAAATCACCCAAATAAAAATAAGGAATGTCCATTACGTCGGTTTCTTTGCCCTCGCGCATGCTCTTATTCCATTGGTTAGTGATGTTCTGCGAAACTGTCCGGGGCTCGTCATCGGCAGTATTCCCCCCGGTCTGCGCGAGGGAGTCTAACAAGTTTGTATTAAACGATGAGCGTCCGCCTATTTCGCTAACACTAAAGCCGGTGCTTTTGCTCATTTTTTCTCTTGCGCGTTTTGCGCGCTCTTCAGGGTCAGTGATTTGCCCGAGCGGTGTTTTGACTAATTCGTCCGTCTCAACCCGCATAGTATAAATTTGGGTCTGGGTGGCGTCTCGGTTTTGAAGATTTAGGTCTTGGCGTCCATATAATCCCTCCAGAAACTTACGATATTTTTTGAGACGATCGGCATTGAGTAGTTCCTTTTTTTCTTCTAACAATTTTTTCATGGCTTCACGCTCGCCCTTAGTTTCCGACTGAATATGTTTACTCCGGGTCTCGGCGTCGGGGTGTGTAGTAACCGCTTCCTGCTTTACATCATTTATTTTCTTTCGCGATTTCTCCACATCCTTCTCTAAAGTCTCCAAAAGAGCCTTTGTCTGCTTGTCGGTTGGTCCCAAAATATCCATTTTGTTATTCGTCAGAATTCCACTAATTGCTGCCTGATAATCAATCGATAGTTTGACAGACCCATTTTCATTGAAAGTAAGGTTGTGTCGCGTTTGCTGAAGATACAGAGCAATGCGACTAGCCTTAAGGGCGGCTGTCACAGCATCTAATTTCTTTTTTTCTGTGTCCCAACGCGGGTGGGGCTCTGGCCACACTTCACGAAGAACGTGTCGGGGCGGTGTTGCCCATCCTGCCACAACTTTAATACGGAATTGAGCCCCATCATACTGAGCCCCGGCAGCGAGGACAGCATTCTGGGCTGCTTTACAAGTTTTGGGCTTCTCTTCGGGTTTCTGATCCTTCTTTTCGTCCTTCTGGGGCAGCGCGCTCTTAAGAGTCGCAGCGGAAATTAACAAATCGAGAGGGACCGCCTTTTTGCCGCCGCCGCCAAAGCCGCCCTGGTTTCGATCAGATCCCTCAAACAATTCATTAATAGTTTGAAAGTAAAAAGATAAATTAGCGCTGATATTATTGTCGACTTCGGCTGGTTGGACACCGTCCAACTTCCACGTAAAGGATTGTAATCCCCATCCCTTGTAACGTCCCGCGGATCCTATAATATCTTCTTCTCGGGTGTAATTAGGAATAGGAATCTCTTGCTGACCAATGGGTATCATTCCTGTCTCTGGGTCATAGTCAACACGATACAGCTTGATGTATGGAGTAAGGGCTCCGTACACTGCTGTGGGTAAATCTAAGAGTGCCTTCGCTGCATCGTCGCCTATGTGGTTAATGCGGGATATGGTTGTTCCGGGACCGCCCAAACTAGCGCGGGGATTGGTCAGCGCGACCACATTTTTATAAGGCTGTGCTGCAACATTCTTTTTGTGCAACTCCGTAACTGCATCGACGTTTTCCATCAAAAAGCATTGCAAGTCAAACGGCTTAAGTTGACGATAATTAGCTACAACATCCAGAGCAGTCGGATCTACTTCCTTCAGGGTGGGGGCTGCGCCCTTGCCGCCGGTAATCCCCTTTTCTCTCGCTTGTGCGGACGTGTCTTCACTGATTGCGCCGGCGCCGAAGAAATCCAGTATTCTCTCTACGTGGTCGTGCAGGACCTTCTGTCCTTTGTCTGAGTCGATAGGATCGCCAAATAAATCCTTGAATTCTGTTCCTATATAATTTCGAATAGAGGTGTCAAGCACAGAAAGGTTATTGCTTTTGTTCTCAAATCCTTCAAATAGGGTCCGCCATGCTGTTTTTACTTGCGCTGGTACAACGTCATCAATATGGGTTCTATATGCGGCGAACGAGGCTTCATCTAACAGTCGCTTGCCATCTTCGATCTCGCCAGGGAAGTAATCGGTGGGCGCGACGCCCGGGCCCCACACGTGGAATGGTATGCCTTCAAGGGGGAGAGTATGCAATAGCGCCAGGCGATCGGGAAATATGTGCTGACCGCGAGGTGTGTCAACTACTTTGCTGCTTTTGGACTTCTGGGGGGATGGTCCATTCGGTCCGTTATAAGAGGCGTGTGCCCTGTTACCATACGCGTTAAAGGCGCGACTCCACGCGCTGGTGGTTTCCGCCGCGGCATTGGGCTGCGCGCTAGCGGCGCTCCAGATCCATGAGTTGTAGCCGCCGCGGTCGAGCTTCTGGGCGGCGGCGTTCCAGATATCGATCCCTGACGTCATCAAGCTTGCGCGGGCATCGAGGAAGGTCTGACGATCCAGTTTTTTATTATCTACGCCCACCAAGGTTAATAAGTCCATAATTTCAGGAGATAATAAATGTCCGTACATGGGCGCTGCAGCGGTGCTGTTCTGATCAAAGTAGTTATCAATCTGAATCGTCGTTCCATAAAAAAGAGGGTCCAATGAAAAACGATTGGTATCGCCTTTGCCTCGCGGTGGGATTCCAAGCGCGCGGGCGGCACCGGAGTAGCCGCCGCCGGGACCTTCTAGAAGATCGGCAGGCCAGCTGGAGTCTCCGGGATTATACCGGCGCTGGTGTACATTGCTTGGCGTGGTGGTGCTTTCGGCGCCAGGGGGGGCGGCATTGCGCTTGTGGACCTTCGAATAAAACCAATTTGTTTCCCCTCCTACAAAAACACTGGTGCCTGGATTATCTTCGGCTTCCAGTGCCGCGAGGGATAGTCCGGGCTCACTGGAGCCTCCGACCATGGTCCTGTAGCGAGGACTTTGAACACTGAGAAGCTGCTGAGTTCGAGCGACGTCATCGGCATCGTTCACAAAATCTGACCAACTTCCTTGTTCTTCCATCTCTTTTCGAATATCCAGAACGGACTTGGCTTGAAACTGCATATTATAGCCCGTGATCAAACCGAACTGGCGCCACTTGGTTTTTACATTTAGCCAGTTCGTTCCCTTCACGTGACCGCCGCCGGTGTTTAGCTCCACCGGTCCCAGTGCTGCTATTGCGGACTCAACACTGGCGATGGATCCCGCGGCGGTGCCGCCGGTGGACGCCATAAGCTCGCTCGTTGCCTCTTCAATTCTCTCTTGATACCCATTCTCCACATAGTTCTCCACAAAGTAGTTGTATGCATACTCTAATTTAAGACTATCTTTATATAACTCGAAGAGTGTGGGAGCAGCGTCATCGAGCCACTGGGGAGAGAGTTTACGAATTCCTGCAGACAAGGCTCCGGCAGTCTCGGCGCTGAGTGCCGCTTCACGATCAGCTTGGCGCTGTAACTGAACCGCTTCATCATAAGCTTGGAGCCACGCAGCATCCTCTGGGGTTAAGGGCTGTGGCGCGTCTTGCAATCTGCGCTTTTTTTCTAGATCGGTTTCCTCGTATGCCATGACCTATCCGCTTATTACTTGCAGAACCTCATCCAATGGAAGCGGGATAAGGAGTACATCTCCATTCTTCACGTGTGCTTCAGTGGGCTTGCTATTATACAGTGCGATAACCCACCAATACTGAGCATCATTATAATGCTTTAGCGCCAATTTGTAAAACCGGTCGCCAACTTTCCATATATGCTGTATCCGCATGAGGTCAGCGCGATCGGATGCACCAGGCGACTCAAGCTGGGGAGTGCCGTATTGGCGGATGTAAGGAACCTGGCGTTGCTCTAGAATACTTTCATAGGATTCGCTCTGGTTGCGGAAGATTGTTTTGTTGTTGTATCTGTTTCCCATGTGTTATGGATCCCCGCACATGCCGAGATCTCTGAGTTGTTGGCCGTGTTCACCGTAACAGGCGCCCATCTGTACTTCAGCCACCTCATCCTCATCATTGTTTCCGCCCGCAACTTCGCCGACATCAGCCTGAGCGTCGGGGCCTTGATTTAGGCGTTCTCGGCGTTCGGCGATGGCGTCGTCTATTTGCTCCTCAGTGGGGTTGTCTTTCCGGTCCAAATTTCCATTGGCGTCGTCAGTAGTCTCCGCGGTGGATCGGGGGCCGGCGACAAAGCCCTCAGGCGGTGGGGGGGCGATAAAAGCATTGGGGAAAGCTTCATCCGTCCCGAAGGAGCCACCGAAAGTAAAGCTGCGATCGCTGGTTCTGCCGGCTGTTGGCGCCCAGCCGACTAGGTGTGTGTGAAGCACTGTGAACGTAAAACTCAAGGATAGCTTCTTAGGAAAGTAATTCTTTACAGCGATCGAAGATTGACTTTCCACGCGCTGACCGGGGATGGGTCTGGAACGTTCCACCGTGGCGGATTCCAGTCCTTGCAATATAAAACCGCCCTCAGTAACCTCAGGACTATAAGCTAAACCGCCATTGATGTAGCCAATTAATTTTTCATCGCTATTGTTGGGGCTCGAAATTAGATTTGTCCACTTCAAACCGAGAAGAGGTCCTGACTGGAGAGTGTTTTGTTGTACCATGGCGCCCGCGGCATAAAGAGGATACATAAATTTAATTAGTTGCCGGACCTTATCCATGTTGTCTATAGCATGTTGTTTATCATCATTTGGAATATCAAAGGCCAACTGAATGCTTCGTCCTGTTCGTTGATAAGTGGCCAGTGGATCCATTCGTCCATAAACCGTCTCTTCCTGCCACTGAGAAGTATAGGTATCACTAAAACTTGTCACCCATCCTTCAAAGGTAACCTCCTTGTTGGTGGGAAGATGCCAAATCTTAATCGTAAAAAAATCGTTGTTGCGTAGCGCTGGATATGGATTCATTTTATTTATCTCCTAACCAAAGGGTGTCATTCCCGATGCATTAACTATAGACGCGGCAAATTCTTGACCATCGTCGAGTGTCAACATAACTCGTTGGGTGCCTCCGCGCGAGATATCCTCACGCAAACCCTTTAGTTCAGCCACCACAGCTGTTGCCATGTTAATGGACTCTTTAGTGTCCGCTGCGTTGGTGACATAAGTACCATAAGGGAGCACCGCTGTTTCTGGTCCATGTTCGTTCAGTCCCACGGCAGCATAAAGCTTCTCAAGGAAGCTTCCGCCACCCTGCGCAGGTTCGGGATCTACTTCGCCCCCCGGAGCTAACATCATATCCGGGCGCCTTGCGCCTGCTTTGAGCGCTGCGCTCTTCTTGGGTCCCAGATTTACCAGACCTCCCCGAGCCAACGCAAGATCTTGTCGATGCGTGCCGGGCTCAGATGCGCCTCCTCCTCCGCCGCCTCCGAATGTTGCCCCAGCGATGCCGCCAGCGGCTAGTCCGATGGCCGCCACAGAAGCCCACATTGCCAGACTTGTGCCGCCCGTAAAGGGGGCTGCGATCAAAGCAGCCACGCCAGCTGCGAGAAGCCCCACCTTCATAAAGCGCACCATCGCAGATTCGGCATTTCCAAACCACTGTCCGATCTCACCCAGGAACTCCACTGTCGGAACAATAACGTCTTCTATAAGGGGGCGCATATCCACCAACATAGTCTGGAAGGCATTCTTAAGCTGATCCATTATCTCTTGAGAATTCTGTGCTAGTTCGGCTAATTCTTCTTGTTGTAGCGCCTGCAGTTCCATTTCAGCGGTGGACATCTTCATGATACGAGACGCATCTTCGACAGACATTCCCAGTGCTGCAGCCATTGCCTGCTTCTCGTGGCGATTCATAGCCTCGAACTGTACGCCTGATGCGTCAATAGAAGACTTCAGAAGATCAATTCGTTGTGCCTCAGATGCATTCAACATATCAATAGAGTTAAGATAGGGACCGCCCAATAGGGCGTTAAGACGACCAACAGATTTGGCGGCGCCATCAAAGGTATCAAACTGCTTGGCAATCCCCATGAGTTTTCCTACTTCAATGCCGGTTGCCTTGGACTGCTTTGCCAATCCTTCAAACACATCAATGGCGCCATTGCCATACTTAGAAAGTTCTGAGAAGGCACCCTGGAAATCGGATGCCATCTTACTCATTGAGACGCCTAAAGACTTAGCGGTGCCTGCCAGTCTGAGCATGACATCGTTTGATGCTTCAACACTCATCCCAAGGGAGCGGCTCATTTGGTCAAAGATTTTAGCCGTTGTCTGACCGCTTACACCAAGCTCGGTAAGCAGCAACGTGGTATCTAACACGACGCCGCGTTCGCTCTCGCTCAGTTGGGTATAAGCCGAAAAGCTATCATAGAGAATATTGAAACCTTTTCCAGCCTTCTCAGCACCCACACCAGCATACTGCAGTCTCTGCTGCGTTTGCGTTATTTCAAGATTATATTCTTTGCCGGCGCCGGTTGCCTTGCGAAATGCCGAAATTGCTTTGTCTTGAGCTTTAGCCAGCTCCCAGGTTCCATTAACAATGGCATCAAAGAATTTCAGGGGAAGATTTTTGGCAAAATCTGCGGCGCCGGCTGCTAGTGCTTTGAATCCGCTACCACCCGAAGCCTTGACCTTGCGAAATTGCTTGCCTAATTGATTCAGATTGTCACCAAATCCGCCTGTCTTAAGGGCAGTCCCTGTGATTTTCTTTCCAAGCTCTGAAAAATGGTTAGCGAGCCCTTGCTCGCCTTTTAACCTCTTCTGTGTATTCGTTAGTGTCTTATTGAGGTCTTTCTCCTCTGTTTTCAGAACAACGATGGAGGCAGTAAGGTTATCATTTTCGCTTGCTAGCAGGGCTACAAGTTGTGCGTTGTCCTCTTCGAGCTCCATGAGCGCTTTGTTAGCCGCTATCTCATCTTGCGCAGTTTTAATGGCTTCCAGTTTTTGCAGGCGCGCGTTTTCGGTTGCGATCGTCGCCTCCTGCAGTGCTTTTGTGTACCTGGAGCTTATTCCTTCTGTAAGATTGGAATAGAGTTCGTCTGTTTTGGCAAGTTCCTCATTAAGGTCAATCAGTTTTTCCCTTTGGGCGTCGATGTCGGCGGTGTCGATGGCGCCGAGTGGTTTCCGGCGCGCTTGAGGAGAGGTGCCCTCGCCGGCGGCGCGCGGGGATGAGCCACTGCTCGACTCCTCCAAGCGCTGGAGCAGCTTATTAAGATTTTGGACTGTTGCGTCGGTAAGTTCGGCCATTTAAAATTTACCCCTACTTAAACGGCCATTTTAAGCCGGTTTCAAACTCAAATTGGCGAACTGCATCCTGAAGCTGATACTCACTATACATGGTCTGGGCATCATTAAGACCATGTTTTACATAGGAATCCATATATCGCTTTTCACGCTTCAGGGCGGTGAAAAAAGCAGTAATCTGCGCAGGATTGCCCCCCACTGATACTTTTATGTCGGGGGCATCACCTGCGTACAAGCTCTGCATAAGCATATAGATGTCATTAGCAAATTGGCTTGTAACATCTTCCGTAAGGTAAGTATTATTTTTATGGTTTAAATCAATATGAATCGTTTTTGACATGCACGAACGCCCTCATTAAATAAATAGTAGAAAAACCAAAAAGCCAAGCCTATTTGCGTTCATATGCTTGCTTGGCTTGTTCGTTTTGTTGCTTGTATTCTTTAATTAGTCTTTCGACGAACCAACGGCGCAGCTGGACGGGGAGGTTATACGCTTCCACAAATGACCAGCTTCCATGGTGCTTGAGCACGAATAGCTCTTCATAAACTTCTGCTTGATAATCAGGTGGTAGGCCAAAAAAACTCTGCCGTTAACGGCATTACCACCTTTCCACCGTAGGAGCATGTCTCGCATGTGAATTCATGGCTCATGTCTACGTCAGGCTTCAAAATTTCATACACCTGTCTTAAATGGCGAGAGTCGCGAGCAGGCATTAAATCCACAAAGCGCGCGATCATACTAAGATCTGTTACGCCATTGAGTGAAGTAATGACGGCTTTAAGCAAGTCAGTGCTACGTGAATCAGGGAGATTTAGTTTCTTCTTTTTCTCCACAGAAGCTGACAATCTTTTCTCTTCTCCGGAGGTCAGCAAACAAACTTCTACAGTAACTCCGGTTGTAGGCAGCGTGAACGTAAAGGTACCGGAGTCGGTCGTCTCCACTTCGTCGGGAACTGTGTCCGCGTAATACAAACTTAACTCTTCCAAATCAAAAGATGTTTCATTAACTCTAGCACAGCTGGGACAGCTTACCTGTGTTACATAATCTGATCCAAAACCAGTAATACGTGCGGCTACAACTAGTGCATTTTTATCACCGATCAAAAAATCATCAAGGTCAACCGTTTTATCAGTCAATAGAGATTGTAACATCCTATCGAGAGCTAGTCCCTTACGAAGGAGCGCTTCGCTGGTGAGGATATCTTCCTCTTTTGCCGTCATGTGTCGAATTTCAATACTCTCGATTCCCGCGAGGGGGCTGTCGCCTGTATAGAAACGCCCCTTGCTGGGGAGATCCACGAATTCGGTGGGGGTTACAAACGAAAAAATATCATTTGTTGTTACTGCTGCGGGAGTCGCAGACGTATCTTCAGGGGTTGGCGCTGCAAACCGCTCTGAGTTTCTTTTTCTAGCCATTAATTACCTACTTTCTTTGAGGTGGGCTCCGGAACTTAGCCAGCAGCTGCATCAACCGCGGGACCAGATTGGTACCTAGCCCAATCATACCGCATTTCGACCGTAACATTAAGTAATTCCGTATCATTGTCATAACTTAAATCACCGAAAGTGGCGTTGGTCACAAAGGCATTCTCTAAGCGCCACGTACCAACAGTACCGCCCTCACCATTAACTTCTTCAATGGTGACAAGACCCAACTGCCGCAGCGCGTCGGCCTTATTAACAGTACCCGGGGCATGACCAGAATTGAAAATCTCTTCTTGTTTATTGGGGTCCAAATATCCCATTCCCGTCAGGGCGTTAAGGAGAAGCTGGTTGCTGTCAGGATTGACTGCGTTTACAATGGTAGCTGTTACTGTGTTCCACTCGACCGAGCCAGGATAGTAATAAGTGTTGCCCAAAAACTTATGGGGCGACTGTCCCACAGTGTAGCCGGGCTTTGTGACCGACTTTGCAAGGTAAGTAGCATACGTAAACTTTTGCTCAGCATTCACAAGTCCTGGGATTTCCAAGATAAAGCGATGTGCTCGTTTAGGCTCTGATAAAGCGCTGGTCCAAAATGGCATTGTATAAGTTCTCCTTGTAAGTCCTAAGTTATATAGTGTGGGAGATTAAAACCTCCCCCAATATTAATCATCAAATGATGCTCCAGTTCGAGTGATATTGAAATCAATCGCAATATATTCAATTGCCCTTGTCGGCTTCAGGTAGATACGAGCATACATGATGTTCCTATCAACCAAATCCGGCGTAGTCGTTGTATCATCCAGGATGAGCTTATAATCCGACAGACCAAAGTTGGTCTTGATATCGGCCAAGATAGGCTCGACGCTAGAGATAAAGCGATTCCACGTAGTCTTCACGTTCGGATCGAACAAGAGAGTGGCGGCAACCTGAGAGATGCGCTTCTTCACGAAGATCATGAGCCGGCGCACGTTAATACGGTCCAGAGCGGAAGGAGTAACCTGCAGGGTCTTCTGACCGAAGATTACAATGCCTTCTGCGGGGAACTTAGCAATCGGGTTAATGTTTGCAGCATAGAGATCATCACGATCCTTACGACGCAGCTGATGGGATACATCAGTAACCGGAATACCAGCGGCACCCTCGGTAAGTCCGCCGCGGTTAAAGCCTGCGGGAGCAAACCAAACCTGAGTCTTCTTTTGCGAGCTTGAGAAAGTTCCCAAAGCGGCAACAGAAGGCGGCAACCAAACCATAGCACCGTTAATAGTGTCGCGGCAGCGCAGCCACGGGTAGAAAGTACATGCGTAAGAGCTATTGATAGCCCGCGTACGCAGGTCATTGATAACCGTAGCCAACTCGGCAGCCGTATTATTACGGGCTGACGTAGTGCCTTCTGCACGCGCCTTGTATCCACCCTGAACGTCGATAACCGCCAGAGCGTCGGCACGATCTTCACACACATTAATGAGTTGTGAAGTAAGACCGGGTTGCTTGAGTCCGGGGATGGTAGCAAGGTTCATCTCAACAACCTCGGGGTCGGCGAGAGAATCGATACTACGGCGAATAGTGTTAAACGTGTAGCTGTTATCATCCGTGGGGCTTGTACCGGTCCACTGACTATTGCGGAAGGGGTCAAGCTCTGTAATATCGAGCCCGTCGAAGCCACCATACATGGGTACAGTGAATCGATCGTAACCGGCGTCCAAGACGCCCGATACGGCGCCACTCGTATTAGTAAGAGCAGTACCGAGAGCATGCGAACCAGAAGCCCAGATACCATTTGCCTTTACATCGTCAAGACTAAAGTACATGGAGCGCTCACGAATGCCTGCGGAGACGCCGGCGAACATATTTGCTACTTCGCCACCACGTGGTCGAAGCATATCAATAGTCGAGCCATCAAAGACAGTTCCGCCAGTTGTTCGACTGGTCTGCATACCAAAGTAAGCATCTTGGGTGTTGCTTAGATCACCATCCGAAGCGCTAAGTCGCAATTCGGGTGCGGGATAAGAGACGGAAGCCGTTAACTTGCACGTGTAGCGCATGTAGAGTTTGTCGCCGGCCGCAGAGTCTTCGGCAACCGAGCTGCTGACAATCAAAGCACCAGTACTGATAGATCCGGTAAGAACGCCAAAGGAAGTCACAAGACTGCCCGGAGATACCCGCTGTTCGGGACCTACGGTATTTGTATCAACCCAATTGCCAGTGGCAGTCGACGCGTACAGGGCTGCTTCATCATCCCACTTGATGATTCCTCGGAAACCGAAGGGAAGAAGAGATGCATCAGAACCGACGACGTCTTCATTCATATCAACGCGGATATACTTGGAAACATTGTCCCAATCGCCCACCTCCACATAGCGGCGCTCTGTAGTGTTCCAAGTAGTATACTTGTCACCAATCTTGCGTGCGATGTAGTTAAGGGAATCGGGGTTCAAATTAAGATCGTTGAATTGCTCCACAACCTGTACTACGTTATCAGAATCGCTTAAGCGACGTACAACCAAAGAGAAGCTACCATAAGGGTCACTCTCATTTGAAGAAACTTTGATATCCTGAATTGAAACTTTCAGGTTTCGATTGGTCCAATCACCCGCGTCATTGAGTCCGATTACTCGGAAGAGCGCAGGCATTGCCTGAATATCATAATTGTTGGAACTTCCGTTAGAGCGTTGTGCAGTGTCGCAACCAATAATGTAAGGCGTTTCTGAACTTTGAACACCTGCGCGGAAGTTGTCGGAATCGCCGTCAGTAGCATTGGTAAGATTGATAACGGCAGCAAAGGTTTTGCCAGCAGTTGCCGTAATAACCGATTTCATATGGCGATCAAAACTTTCACCAAGGAAGTAGTTTTGTTCATCACTCACGATATCAGTATTGGTTCGCTGTGGGGTTGTATTGAACACCTTACGAATATACTTCGCGCTGTTGGGATCAAAGTTGAAGACTGTTGTGACATTCGAACTATTATAATCCGAATTATTAATAATCATTCGGAACTCGTATGCTTTGCCTGTATCCTTAACAACAACATTAGAGCCGGTGGTGTTGGTACCGCCGGCCCAGCCCGCATCGCCAACGTCGACGGTTCGGTTATCACTAAGGGTAGCGATGGCGCCGCTCATCTGTAAGTAAGTGCTGGCACCGGTTGTATAAAAAATAGCTGCGAGGGCGCCCTCAAGAGAACCACTCTGCGAAGCTCCCGCACTAGAGAGACCCTGATAGGCATCATTGCTAAAAAC